ATTAATTGCATTATTTGCTCGGCGGCATCTTCGCTATCCTTAAAACCAAAATTTGGTCCTTTTATTACGACATCAACTAGCAAAGTGCATTCACTTGTAAATTTGCCCTTTGCTTGTGTTTGGGTGCTTGTTCTATCGCCTAATAAAATATAGCTACCTTGAACATCGGGCGGCGCTTCACCATCGTAAATAGGCAATGCATCGCCATCAATTAGGATATTACCGTCTAATTCGGTAAAGTAAGCGGGGATAAGGTAATTCCAAATGAGTTTCATATATCTAATAGCTTTTGTAGTCTTTTTAAGAAATTGTTCTTTTCCTCAAAGAATGGAGAAAAGAAAAACGGCTGCGCTTTCATATTTACTTTTCTTATTCCACGCCCTTTAAATTTAGCCGCTTCCGATTCTAATCCTTTGGGTATTTCAACCATTCCGCCTGTTCCAAATTCAACATAAGGCGCATATTTTGCTCCCATACCTTGCGTTAATAAAGTGTAGCTTAAATTAGCTTCTTTTTTGTAATCTATTGATTGCCTTAGTTTTCCTGTATCAATCGGTGCGCGGCTTATTTGCTTTGCATTAATTTCCATAACGGTTGCCTTCATTTCATTATCAACGCCAGTTATTAAAGCCTTGTTCTTGCTATCAATAGCTTTTTGCAGCTTATCCATACCTTTTAAAGATAGCCCTATCATAACTTTTTTGTATAAGCTAAAATTGAGTAATATTGGTATCTATTTTCTACATCGTCAATTGTGTGAATGGTATAATCAGCGCCGTTAAATCTTATCATCCATGTTGCCGTTATTGGCACTTCGCTATAACGAATAATAAAATTAAAAGAATCATTAAATATCAATTGCGCTTCTTGTAGCGTTCTACTATTTCTATACGGTTGAGCCTTGCACCATACGGTAGCATAATCGGAATAGGTTATTGTACTGCCACCACGCCCATTACTTACGACTGTGGGTATTAGCAGCGTTAACCTATCCTTTAAATCACCAGCGGTGATTGTATTTTTTTTAGTTATTTTCATCGCTTCCATTTTTGACAAATAGCAATAACTTGATCACTCCAACCTTGTACTTCTTGATCGCCTCTATTTTCCCACCAATAAGCTACTTGTAACATTATAGCTTCTTGTAATTCTTCTGGAACTTGTCCGTTGGCATAACCCGCCGTATAAATAGCCTTTGTATATCCAATAGGATTCACAATTACTTTGTAATTCAATCCAACTAAATCAATAACTTGAGCGGTGTTGTTTTCATCAACAAAAGTAGGCGTTGAAGTTATTGGACCAAATGGCAATTCCATTCTACCTTGTGGCGCTTGTAATACTGCAACAATATTACGCGGAATCAATGAAATGCCGCAATATTGCTCAATCTTTGTTCTTGCTGCGCGAATCCACAAAGCAAATAAAACGTCTTGTTCGGTTGATGTATTTTCAGCCCTACAAAATGCTTTCGCTTGTTCAACGGTTATCGGACCGTTTACATAGCTTATTTCGGTGTTAGTGTAATCAACAATAATATTGTATGCCATATATTTTCTTTTTAATCCATTGTTCTAACTGCTCTAACTTCTTTTTTGGATGCAATTCCTTTGCCCTCATTGTAGATTTTAAGGATGCTTCCGTATATTCTTTTTTGCCTTGTAGCTTTTCAATCTCTTTCATCCAACCTTCTATGTTATTGCGTTCAACAAATATAGCACTATTTAAGCAATTTTCTTTTAACCCGAATGTAGGCGTACAAATAATTGGAATACCGCTACACATTGCTTCCGTTGCCGTTCTGCCCCAACTTTCATATTCACTTGGCATCAATAGTATTTTAGTACGCTTGTAAATGGCTCTAATATCCTCTGTATGCTCAATAACTTCCACATTGGGCAAACTACCCAACCCATGTATAAAAGCCTCGTTATTTAGGTTTATAATCACTTTATTGCCATCCCTACAAACGTATTGCGTACCATACGCGCCAATTACTTGTAAGAACTTAATATGTGGCATTCGTTTAGCTATTTCATAAAACACCTTGCCCCCTTTATTCTCATTGCAATTTATTAGTGTAACACAATCGCCGCGCTCACCATTATAGTAATCATAATCAACAGGCGGCGGCAAAATAAAACCTTCGTTATCCCATCCCATTACTTGACGAGAATACTCACCGTTGTATATAACCCATGCATCGCTATTTTGTACGGTTGGATAAGGGAATGTATTGTGTTGAATCCAAATAATGTTTTTATTTAGCTTTATAGCTTCAACCGTTGTATCTAGTTGGCATATTACCAAATCTGCGCTTTTTAGCATTGATGTATTGCGGCTTACAACCTTAACGCCATCATATTCGTAATTTACTTCTTTTGGTAGCATTACAATACATTCATTGCCTTTGCTTTGCAAGTATTTTACAATAGCATGAGCCATTAAGGTATCACCAGCGTTATAATGAGGAACGTAATTTGGTAAATAAAAGATAATCATTTGATGCAAGGTATAAAAAAAGCCCAATGTAGAAACAAAGGGCTAACAAAAAACAAACCATGAAATACAAATGTAAATAAAAATCCCCTACATTACTGTAAAGGATAATTATTATTAACTAAACTTAATACTACAAAGTACCAAATGCAGCAGAAGCACCTAACATTAGGTTGATTTCAGTTTGACACTCAATACGAGCAGTAACTTGGTTTTGTACGAAGTTAGTGCCATTTTCATAGCTTAACTCAATTGCAAGACCTTTCACTTGTACTCTTTCGATAAAGTCAGCATCGATAATCAAAGCCTTTCCAGGAGTTGCCCATGAAGCAGCGATAACAGGTACACCCATGATGGTCATTCCTAATCCTGGTAAGTTAACCATACCAGCACCAGCGTAGTAACCGTTTGTGTAAGTAGATTTAACTAACTCAGCCATGTCGGTGTGTGAAACAATAACATAAGAAGCGTTGTAATCTAAATCTTGTTGAGAAGCGATAAAGTCAATGATTTTCTTTACTTTATCAGTTTCAGCGCTTGTATCAACAGTTGCAAGTCCTGTTACAGATGCATTGAACAAAGCGTTCTCCTTCTTAAAGTAATCTCTCATCAACATTCTTGGTAAAGTTTGGCTCAAGAAAGGTAATGAAGTAGCCATTTGCTTAGTAAAAGTAGAGAAACCAGCAATGTATTGCTGAACTACTTTTGTTTCGCTAAATGCATAAGTATTCTCACCTTTGGTTGAACCTTCGCTTTGCTTTGCAATGTTGTTAGGAGTAGAAGTTTCCTTATAGAAAACATACAATCCAGTTTCGGTGTTCAAAGTAGGAACTAAATCTCTAAAGTTTACTTTTTGAGCAGGTAGGATAGCTTGACGCGGTCCGTAAGATGCTACTGGATCACCAGATAGGTTGTTTAAGCCCATTGCTTTAATTTCAGGGAAATCAAAACGGATAGACTTCTTGTGGCGCAATTCGTTAGAGAATTCGTTTTCAACGCCTTCTTGACCGAACTTGTATTCGCCTAATTTTTCAGCTAAAGCATCTTCAATAGACTTTGTAGCCTTTGGAGCGTGAGCAGATTTGTTGCTTACAAAAGCATCGTACTGATCTTGCATTTCCTTTTGAATAGACTTTAATTCTTCGCCTGATTTAGTTTCAGAAGCGGCTTTGTATTCAGCCAACTTTGCTTCTAAAGAAGCGGTAAGGTCTGCTGATTTTTTTTCAGCGCTTTCTTTGATGTTGTTGATAAGGTCGCTCATTTTTTTAACCTCAACAACGATTTCTTGATTTTCCATCTTGAATAAATTTAAAATTGTGAATTAAATTGTTTCAAAGCGTCTAAGATTTCGTTTCGTTGCGGCGTAGGTGCTGCTTTTTGAGCAGCGGCGTAGGTGCTTTCAACTTCTTCTTGTATTTGCTTTATATGCCTTTCTAATAAATAAAAAGTATTGTCTGTAAAATTACCTGTTGATAATGCTTTCATCAATGTAGGTAACTTTTCTAATCTTTCAAGTAATGTTCCGCTTTTTTCAATCTTATCAAAAGTAAAAGATTTCATAATATCCAAAGTTGGTGTTTCGGGATTAGCGCCCCACAAAACGGCTGAACCCTCATACAACTTAACTTCTTTTATTAATCTAACTTTTTGCTCTTGATCCCTAAAATCGCTTCTAATTGTACTAAACCCGATTGAATGTTGATTGATAACTCCAGCCATGTATAACTTTAACATATCTTCTCCAAGTTCGGTATCTACTATCGGAGTAATGGCAACTAATTTATCGCCATCAACGTACAAAGATTCAGGCTTACCCAAAGCGTACTTAAATGAAGTGTAATGGTCTACCAATGACCATATTTCATTTTTTCCGTTAGGTCCATTCTCGGCAATAGTTTTAGTAAATGCGCCTTCAACAATAATATCGTTATCTCTATCGACATTACCAGTACGCGCCCAAACCGCCTTGACTCTTTTCTTTTCAGAATCGACATCGGCAATTTCTCCAACCATTGATTTAACTTCCAATTTTTTCATAGGAACGAATATTTTACAAAGTTAAATTATTCTTGGAATATTTCACCAATTAAATTTTCTATCAAATCTCTTGTGATTACAAAACTCATTGCAGCGTTTGCAATTTGAACAAATACGTTGCCAACCCCACCGCCTTGCATCGTTTGTCTTAACGGTACTACTTGACCAACGGCATCGCGAATTGGAACGAATACAACGGTACAACGGCAATTACAAACATTACCCGCCGAACCTTGCGGATTGCCTGGATACATCATTAAATCAATCGACTTTGTAGAAGGAACAACAAAACCCGAATCAAACGGAACTCGTTTGCCGTTCATGTGCAAATGGTCGTATTGGTCGCGCGGAATCCGTCTTGTTCTTATATCGGTTGCACTTACCCATTGCTTTTCTACTGCAACGCCCATATCAGCCGCGCCTAACATCTTACCAGCGTTTGCGGCTTTTGTGCTTTCCGTTCTAACTATTAATTCAGCCCTATTCTTTGTAATATCACTATTGCGCAAAGCCCTAACGGTTTCATCAACGCCCCATCCTTCTTTTGCCGCTTGAATCATTACTAATTCAATTTGTTTGCGGGTTGTATTTGTTATTGGTGTAACGGCATTGGTTAATAGTTCGCGCCTAAAATATTCATTGACCATCCATTCAAGGCGGTTAAACGGTTCATCGGCTTTGCGGTTAATTGCTCTTTTTATGTTTGTACGTTCTTGCACCGCCATAGGGTAAGCGCAATCAAAATGCAATCCTAATAAAACTTTTGTAAGTTCCCGCTTTGGTAAATCTAAACTATTGGTTTCAATGTAGTAATTAATCTGCCCTTCGATGGCATCGCGCACCGCTTTACGATATTTGTCTTGTATCGTTTTAAGGAAACTTAAAAATCGTTTTTGGTTACTGCGCATAGTCATTCAATCCTTGCGGAATTGTTATCGGTGCTTGATTCATTGCTTCATCAATGGTTGTAACTCCACTAGGTACAAAGATTGTATTTAGTTGCTCATCTGTGTAGCCTTCTGTGCTTTCTCCCATTATCTCTAATCTTCTGCGAAGCGGCAAATAAGATTTTTCCAACCAATCAACTTGTTGTTTTTTATCTTCTTCTAATTCAGAATAAACGCTCAAATCAAAATCAATGATGGTATCCATTTTACCCCAATCGGTAGCAAATTTGCGGTTAAATTGGTCGCGTATTGAACTAAGCATTGGTAAGGCGCATCTAACCGTTAAAGCCTTTTCACCTTCGCTTGTATTGTTGTACGTTTTATTACTCGGGTCATTGAGTAATTGAGAAGGCACTTGGTAAATGTTACACAATGCTCTAAGGTCTAAGTTTTCGGCGTTTAATAAATCCAAATCAACAGGACTAAGCCCCAATGGTACATAATCCACTTTATAGCCACTTGTTTCTACTTGATTGACATTTTCAGCGCCTTGATTTCGTGCCAAAGACTTTTTCAAGTCCATTGCTTCTTGAACGGTAAATTGTGGATCGTGCTTATCATCACTTACAAATAATATACCCTTTGGTCCGCCATTTTGGTAATTTGCAACAGCCGCTTTTTTCCCTTCGTTGCTTCTTGTTAATACTCTCGCTGCCGCTTGTAATGGGCTAAAACCATACAATTGATTCCCTACAATATTCCAGTTAGGATTGAAGTATTTATCGTGTAAAATTTCTTGTTTGTTAAATAGTTCCGTAAACTGCATATATAACTGATAACCTGTTGGCGTTATTGGGAACTTAGATAAATCGGCAATAATGCTCATGTATTGTGATGGCAAAACATACAACTCCAACGGCTTACCCATATTCCTACCCATTGGGATAGCTTTTGAGTAAACATAAGCATTGCCTGTAATTAGTTTGAATGATGCATAAGCCTCAACTAAATCAGCCCATGAATCATCTTCATTTGGTTTGATTAAAAGGTCGGTTAATTTACTACCCACCTTTACTTGTTGCAATGCCTTTGTCCTAATCTTTTCTACTTTATTCCAATCTTTTACAAGGTCGGGGCGCTTCATTATAGCCGCGTACTTTTTAAACTCCTTTTCATCAACTATTTTATATTCAGCCCAAGGCGCTAGTTTTACTTTATCAACTATTAAACGAATAATTGAATAAACGATGTCGTTTCCAGAATAGCCATCCCTAACTTGACCTAATGCATTACCTGCCATCCATGTAACCGTACCTGGATTGTTATACATCGTTCCTGTTGCTGAAGGTGGTATTTGGCTTATCGTTCCTTTAGGTAGTGGAACTTTCTGTATCGCCTTTATCTCTAGCCCTAATATTTTCATTGGGTAAATTTTGAACAAAGTTAATTAAATTATTTATACTTTCGGTCAAACACTTACGGCGGTAGTCGGCGCGGTTTCTTTCAAACACGCAAGAACGCGGCATGGGTACGGCTTCCTCAACCATTCTTTGTATTTCATCTTGCATAAATAACATTCTCGGCGTTCCTTAAAATCTCTTTCATTTCAATGGGTACATAAGACCTAAATAAGTCCAATGTAGCTTTATTGCTATTCCATTCAAGGCAAATCATTTGCGTATGTTCTAAATTGATTTGCTTGAGTATATCGTAGTCGAGCCCTTCGGCGTCTATTGTAATAAAATCGTAAACATTTTCAATTTCGCTATAAGGAACGGTTTTAACCTTTTTAGTTTTAAACTCTATGCCATCCCAACGTTTTAATTCATCTTGTACCAATGTGCTTAATAAACTGCTATCCGTTTCGTCTACATGGTTACCCATATCATAATAGGTTGCCGTTCCTTTACTTGTGCTTATAGCTACATTATGCAGCTTTACATTGGCATTATTGGCGTGTAATTCTTTTAACTTTTTAAATGCCGTTGGTGATGGCTCAACCAATACCGCTGCCCATCCCGAATCAATTAAAGCAAGTGAATTGCTAAAAGTATAACCGTCATTTGCACCAATGTCTAACAATACGCCTGTTCTACCTTTGAAGTAGTTTGTAATAACAATATCTTCGTTGTTTTGGGAGTAGTTCATTTAAAGGAGTTGTATTTGTAGTGATAGATAAATTCGTCAATTAACACTTGTGTTTTAAGCAACTTTTGATTGTGTATTTTAGTAGCCCAATCGTAATCTTCGCCAATGGTTCTATTGGGAAACAATACCTTATTTGCTATCTCCCTTTTTATGGGGCAAAGATGGTTCGGGTAGCGAAGATAAATCTGCTTACCCTTATGCTCTACTTGTGCGTATGGGTAATTTATGCTAAAATGAAAGTCTTTTCTATTTGCACCATCAACGGTCATCCAACCTTTAAAGCAAATTACATCGGGGTTTTCTTGCGCCGCTTTAAGTATTTCGGGAATGTATTTTGGCGTTATGTAATCATCATCATCAATATGCACAACATATTTTCCTTGCGCTTTCTCAACTAATTGATTGCGCTTATTACCTGTACTTATTCTACCATCATCAATATGGGTAAGTACTTCTACTCCTTCGCGTGTTCCTATTAAAGATAACAATGTACGAAGGCTACCCCTTCTACTTTCTAATGATGGTATAAGGATGGATAGGATAATCATTTCTCAAATATACTAAGTTTAGGGAAACCTAAATTTTTTCTTTTTATGTATGTTCTTTCGTCTTGTCGGTAATAAATATCATTGCGCCTACCTAATGAATCCGTTTGACCGAATCCCCAAGCTGGGTGCTTATGTTCAAATAAATGTTGGTTCAAATAAACGTACCTATTTAATTCAATTGCTACATCCATAGCTTCATTATCGCACCAAAGTGAAGTATAATCTGGATGGTAAATGTATTTAAAGCGATTGTAATATTCACGCCCCATTATTGACATAGTTGGAAGCAACTCATTAACGTGTCCATCGGGTAAATGCAAGAATTGGTCTAAGCCGCAATGTTCGCGTATAACTTCATCAAATCCATATTGCGTAAATTCTTGATCATCCGATAAATTAACCAATATATCCCATCCGTCTTTTGGTATATCTCGGTTGATGGCTTCAACTTTGCTTTTGCTATCACCTATGCAAACGGTAACATTTTTATCTAATTTAATTGCTTTTAGTTCCTCACTTTCAAGCGTTAGGGCATCGTCATAATCTAACGATACAACAAATTTATATTCATCCGTTGCCGAATTAGCTACAACGCTATCATAAGCAAGTAGCATCTTTGCGGGGCGGTTGCGTGTTGTTAGTTTGTAAAGTATTACCATGTTTCGCGGGGTATAAATGTAAATTTAGGTTTATCATGATAGTTATATATCGCATAGCGTGTTGCGTCCATTCCGTCATCGTTAGCCTTTACAGGTTCTTCGATAATGTTATCCTCTTTATCTTTTTTCCATTTGTAGGATTGTATTTCACGCTTTAAGTTAGTACTGCTATCGGTCAAATATAACGGAAAACTTTTAACCTTAACAATACCAGCCCAAACATCCTTATTGGCTGCGTGTATGTTAAACCCGCTGCGATATATTTCTTCAATGCTTTTTGGTTCGGCGGCATCGGCAAATATCATTCCCCTACCTATGTCAAGCGTTTGCATCTTGCGTATAAGTTCGGTCAATGTTAAATTGGATTGATAGATTAATTCTTGAACGTAGTGAGCGCCTTCATGATATTCTACTTTTACCAAAGCGGCGGGGTGATTATATCCAAAGTCTAAGCCGTAAAATACTTCGCCTTTGTTTGGTAGTTCCGATATGCCCCATTTTGTGTAAATAAGTTCCTTTGCCGCGCCTCTTTGCCCTAATCCGTATACTTTCCACATAAAGTCATCGGGTAGGTCTTTAAACGCCTCTATTGCGTTAATTTGGCTTTCCGTTAAATTGGCTTTGTTGTTTAAGTAAGTAGAATGAATCCGTTTATTTTTAGGATTATCGGCAACGCCATAAACCCAACTTACAAAATCGGCGGGATTCCAGTCAAGGAATATTTGTCCTGTGGTCCTCATTGCCAATTGGTCAAACAATGGCTTAGTAAGTAGATTTGCTTCGTTGATAAAAAGTATATCCCTTCCAGGTCCACGCGCTTTGCCTTCATCTTCTAAACCAAATAGTTCAATATAACTACCGTTCTTGAATGTGTATATAAAATCGGAATAGCTAAATTGGTTATCATCCCAAAGCTGCAACTCATTCATAATTAACTTAAAATCCCTATAAACACCGCGTTTAATATGGGGTAAGCTATGCGATACGCAACTAATACGCTTCATTGGATTGCGTGTAGCTAAATATACAAGCAACTGCATAACCGAATACGATTTGCTTGAACGACTACCGCCCTCATTGCAAATAATCGGATAGCCTTCGTTATAGGCGTTTAGGTTTTCCTTAAATACGGGTGTTACCTTACTTGATAGGCTCATTACCTTCTTGTTCTATGAAATTGATTTGAATAGGAGTTAATCCACTATGTTCGGTTTCGGTCTTATCTTTCCATCCCATGTTTTTCAATGCGAAGATAATGCCAGTTACATTTTGCCCTGCTAACTTTTTAGCGTAAACCGATTCAATTTTAAGTATCGCTCTTTTTATTGAGTAAGAGAAAATCTCCCTTTCTTTGTAATCATATATACTTTGGCGTGATTCAAAACCTAAATGATAGGCTAAACCAGGAATAGTTAAATCATCACCATTTTCATCAAAATAGCTTTGGATAGCTAAATCCAAATCCTCTACTGTTTCATAATATCTTGGTACTCCCATAATGCAAAGTTAGTTAAAATATTTCTTTTACATAAAAAGCAAAAAGTAATGTTTGGTAATAGGTAATAGGTAAATCACTTATAAAGTATAAGTATATATATATATACTCTATATTATTATGGTTTTTACTATTACCTTATTACCTTGCTTGTAACTAATTGATTATTAAAGACTTAAGAGGTAATAAAATGGTAATAGCTTATTACCAAAAAAGGCATAAAAAAGGGTAATGGTTATTACCAAAACCCTTTCTTTTATTACTAATAAATTAAACCTTTTTATAATATTTGTCATCTGCTTTTATAACATATTTACCTTTATACTTTTGTCTAAAAGTTATTAAAAAGTACTTAGAAGAACATTTAAGCTGCAAACAAATATCGGCGGCATCCTTTGCGGTAAATTTATCGGGTAATGAATTATACAACTCTAACTGTTTGCCTTCTAAATCGGTTTGAGTAGTATTGTTTATTTCGGTAAGTAATTTAATAGCTTGGCTCTTAAAATAATAAAATACTTTTTCAGAGTTTTGCACATCAATAATATCTATTATTGGGGATTTATGATTTCTTATAATAGAGCAAATCAATGTAAGTCTATTATAATAAGCAAACATCTTACCTAAATATCCAATTAGTAGTTCACTTACATCGCCTTCCCTTCTATTTTTTATAATTATATTGCTTTCAGATGTTATTCTATTTCTTGTATCGTTAAACAATATTTTTGCTTCATCGGTAAATTTTACCCATCTTGGATTACCTTCCGTATAAAATACCCCTATATTAAACAAATGCTCAATAATAGATTCCCAATGTACGGTTACTCTACTTTTAACACTAAAAGCATCCCTATTGGCGTTTAATTCTACATAATCCGATGAAACAAATAAGAACCTATTAAGCAACCCCGATTCAACGGCTTGTTTATTAAACATCTCATTTATTCGCTTTGATTGCATCCCCGTAAGTACGCTAATAGCAGGATTTGTAACCCTATTTTCCAAAGTTGGATCTTTTCTAAGGTCATCAATAGTTTTACCATTCCAAACGTTATTCCAAAAATCAACGGAATTGTTATCCTTAGTATACGAACCCCCTTGATAAAGTTTTTTCCCTTCGTCAAAATATACCCCAAAACCCGCATGATTTGTTGAAGCATATTTTGTAATCGCTTCTAAGGTAGCGCCCGATGCGCTTCTAATTATACGAATAGGTCTTGGATCGGTAAATACTGTATTATTTGCCTTAGCTTTCATTTTAGCTATTTCCCATTCTTTTTCTTTTGTAGCATAATCTTTATATAATTTATCTGCCAAAGGCTCTATTATATCGCCAAAAACAAGGTCATAGGCTTTTGTCTTACCTATTGAAGATGGACCAACCATCATGCAATAAAGTATTGATTTCATTTCTCCGCCCAATTGAGTTGTAAACATATTGCCAGAAAGGGAAGCGACCGCCCATAAAGCGGAAACTGCAATATAATCAACAGGCAATGAATATTCTTTTGCAAGGTCTTTAAATGATTGCTCTACAATAGGCTCGAATATTTCTAGCGGAAATGTTTCGTTTGTGTTTTCTAACTTTAAATTAATTAACATAATTTACCAATTTGAAGGAAATGAATAATCTTTATTAACCCATATTCTTTGACCGTTGCAAGAATCTAGCAAACAATTTGGCTCAATAATATCTTTAATTTGTTCTTTTGTGTATTTATTTGGGGAATCTAAGATAGTCCATGTATAATTAGGAGCAACCAAATGCATAAAAAAAGCCAATAATTTATTGTCAACGCTATATGTACCATCTTCACCAAAATATGTTTCTTGACCGTAATTATCAATATGTAGTTTCAATAAATCCTTTTTAACGTACTTTAAAAGCCATTTTAGCACTTTAAACGAATATTCGGGCATTGGTAGTTGTTTTGTAGAGTGCTGCGCCTTATAAGACCTATAAACAAGTGTAATCGGTTTTATTAAATCTAAATGTGTTATATGAGTTTTATGAGCAAATGTATCAATAACAAATGCTTTGCAAGTATCTTCGTGCATCCCTACCAAATTACAATACGCGGCTATTCTTAATAAATAATGATGTTTATATCCATCCTCAAAATTGCCCCATAAATTAGCGTTTTCTATTGCATGGCTAAAAGTACGAATGCTATTAACATTTCTTGATGGCTTAAATTTTATCTTTGGTTCTTCATTTTCGTATTTGTCATTCGGCAAAGCTAATTCCGCTTCATCAAACAAACGTATTTTAGCATTTGGATCGTAGCTTGAAAATCTTACCCTTACTAAGTCTTTACATTGAATATCAATAGTTATATTAATTGCCGCAAGTTCATGCATTATAGTGTTGAATACTTGAAAATGATGGGCTGGTAATATTTTAAATATAACCGCCAAACCTTTACCCGATGCACTAATAAAAGCCGAAACAATAGATTTGCCATTTATAAATAAATCATCTCTCAACTTACCCCAATCCTCTATATGTGGGTTATTGTGTGCATCAATATCAATACAAATCAATCCTGTATGTTGTATTATGTTTTCGGTATTTCTCCAATCTTTACAAACACTACTAACGGTAAAGCATGGAAGTTTCGCGGCTTTAAATGTTCGCTTTTCTTCATGGTCGGTTATTGTGCGAAGTTGGTTTATTATATCTATATGCTTACCGCTTATAATATCTTCTATCTCTTGTTCTAATGTAGAATCGTAAGGAATACAACCAGCCGTTGTTTTGCCTTCTTTGTTGGTGTATGGATGGTAAGAACTTATTTGCATTGCTTGTACTTTTCAATATTAAAAAAAGTAGGGTTCAATGAATCCCAAATAATATAAGTATTTATAACTAACCTAAAATTTCCTACTCCTTTATTGTCATAAAACTTTTGCATTTCACCAAATCCATGTGCTTTGTATAAGTACGAATTTACGTTATTATGCGCTCCAGCTGAATACGGCTTTTCTACATCATGTTTTGCAACCCTTTCACCTTCATCAAGATACCAACCACTAATTTGAGGAGCAATAAATATTAAAGGTATATGATTGTTAAATTCTAGTTTAGTATATTCGGATGCTTGGTTGCACCAATCTCCAATATGACCGCCTCTTTTAACGCTTGTTTTTTTTAACTCAATACCAATAGGATAATCTTTGTTCAAATCGGTATTATGGTACATCAATAAATCAATTCTACGTTTTTTGCATTTTGAAGTAATTTCTGAAAATACATTAAAATTAGTTTTAAAATAATTAAATACCTTGTCTTGTAATACTTTTTCAGGTAATGCTTCAAAGTTGTATCTATCTTGTGTTGCCATAAAAAAAACCTGAGAAGTGGTCTAGGGTAGAAGCGAAAAAACCGCGTTAGTTTTTTCTCCTAAACCGCCCTCTCAGGCGTTTCTTTTGATTAATTATATTACGGCTTCTACCTCGTAACTTGTACAAATATACTATAAACTCATTACATAATCAATAAAGCTAAAAAATTCTTGCGGGTTATGCACTACCGCATATAATCCGCCTGTTGAATTTATCTTGCGTTCATATTCTTTCTGATCTTCGCTTTGCTTATCCTTAATCTTTATTTCAATATAAACAGGTAAGCCATATTTATGATTCGGAGTAACTATGTGCCCTTTCAAATCGCTTGTTCCTTTTGAGCCAGTGCCTTTGCGCCACTCAATGCCGCCGTCTAATTGTTCTAATTTGCCACTAAATATATTGAATTTCGGTATCTTCTTTTTTACAGGAACTCCCATATTATTAGTGCGCTCTAAATGTCCATTAGTCCATTTGATGTAATTAGCGCAAAAGGTTGTTAATCCATTGGCAGTTTTTACTTTGGGTATTATCGGAGCGGAATAATGCCCATCGGCATATCCTTGAGCATATTTTATTTTACTCATTTCCTCATGTGCATTGCAATAGCGACTTTTCCACGATTCTTTCATATCGTTACATTTTTTACATCCCATTCAAAATACATTGATTGCTTATTGTACTTAGGGTGATGCCTATTGCTTATTGCTTTCTGACATTCTTTGCAATACGGATTCAATTTAAGTTCCCCATGCGGGTGTTTGTAATAGTTTGTTATTGGCTGCACTACCTTGCAGCGTGAGCATTGTTTATTCATCATATCTTCTTAATTGTATGTAATAATTATTGTGTGGATTTGCATAAGCCGCCTTGCTTACTTCATTGAACATGGCTTTAATGAATCTATTTTTATCAACCTTTGATTTATTGTATATTCCCAAAGTCCTTTCTAGTTCGCCATTGCGGTAAACTTCAATATGCGTGTAACTTGCGTAGGTTGCTGTTTTCATTTGATATAATTAAAAATGTGAGCAATAACATCAACAGTCCAACCATTACCAAGCATTTTATAACGCTGTGAATCAGAAACGTGAACAGTATAGCCATCTGCAACAGTTTGTAATCTTTCACATTCTAAAGGTGTTAATCTGCGGATGCGTGATGTGTTTTCAATAATCCCAACACCACGTAACACCCCACCTGCGTTTGCCCTTAAGCAGTCTTTTTTACCATTTACATCGTTTGGAGCATCTTGTCTATAACTAAATACTAAATTATCAGCCGTTTGTGAAGTTAATAAAGCGCCTATTTTGCCATCTGTTCTTTTAACTAATTCTTTGGCTCTTTTTGGATTTGTTCCTGTTTCTTTTCTTATTTGTTTTGCTTCTTGCGTTCTTACTTCGGTCAATCCAACTATCTCCACCGCATTAGTATTTCCAGTATCTAAGCAATAAGTTTTGCCATCTTTTCTGCTTAAATGTCCAGTGCCACCTTTGCCGCTTGTTGATGAACGTGGCATAGTATTGTGAACCACTATTTGATTGTATGGAATGCCGCTTTGGTATCTTGCAACTACACATCCGCTTTTGTTATCATTTTCATTCATTTGAAATGATAAGTTTCTTTCATTTCTATTTATATAATTAATAGCTTTCTCACTCAAATAATACTTTTCATCAACATTGCTTTCAAGTATATCTTTTAGCAATACACCCCTATCTTTTGGCTGCTCAATCTTACAAACCAAATCACCAAATAGTCCCCCTGGTTCGTGTCCTATATTAGTCCAATAAATACGTTTACGGTTTTGAGCAGAAACCAAAGCAGAGTTAATATGTATGCCATTTATCCCTATTGCTTTACTTAATACCCTTTCCCATTTTTCGCCCATTTCTACATTTTCTAATAAAAAGTATTTAGGTTTACATTCATTAAGCAATCTCATATATTCCCAAAATAAATAAGATTGCCCTTCAAATTCGTAGCCTTCACTTTTTAATTGTAGATAATGTTCTAAGGTTAATATTTCGGTTTCGCATTTGGTACTCATTCCTTTTCGCTTACCAGCAAAACTAAATGATTGACAAGGTGATCCACCAATAAGCAAATCTATTTTAGGCAACGAATAACCATCCACATCAACTACGCTTCCTAATTGTATTGTATTAGGATAGTTTGCCATTGTTACCTTTATAGCGTGTTTATCAATTTCAGAAGCAAAGTATTTATCTACTTTTATCCCTACTCTTTCAAGTGCTTGTTGTCCGCAAGACATTCCGTCAAATAATGATAGTATATTCATATTAACCAGGCTTTTGTTTTATCAGGGTTTTCTTTGCAGCCGTTTAACACCGTAGGTATTATGTGCATCGCTTTAAATTGTTTTTCGGGTATTTCTACACCATCAACAAGATAAAAGCCTTTGCCCTCGCGGCGAATGTAGGTTGTATATCGTAAAGCGTATAAGTGTTTAATGTATTCTTGTGCGGTCATGGTTTAAAAGTGTGGCAGTATTACCGCTGCCACTCGGTTAATTTAGTAATTATTCCCAAGGTAGTTTTTCTCCTTGTTCGTCTTGTTGCGGTGCTGCATCTTTCTTTGGTGCAAGTGTAACTTTGCCGTCTGTCCAAAATACACCGCCATTACCTAAATAAACTTTAGGTACTTTTGCATCTCTTTGTTCTTTAGTTTGTGCAATGGTAGCACTTACATTTTGTCTGTACTTGTTCGCTTCATCGTTTACTGAAATAGTAACGTCTAAGCCTTTGTCTGTTGATGCGTTAAGCATCTCTTGTAGTTTTGTTTTCGTAAAGAAAACACTCATTAATGTAGCCATAATTAATAACCCTAGTTAGTAAGTCTAGGAACTTTAAAAGTTTATATTGTTTCTACTGCTTCGTTAAATATTGCTAAAAAATCAACTTTTGGGGCTTTTTTATAAAGTTCCATTGTAGCATCGTTACCCTTGTATTTATTCATTGTTGGGTGTGGAATTTCGCGCAATGCCTTTACAAGCATTTCTTTTGCATCGGGTGTAATTTTACCGAATATCCGTTTGCAATGTTGGATTTCTTTATACAATTCAATTCTATATTCCGTTGCTACGCGGTGGTGTTCATCGTCAAGCCATTCAAGAAAACTCATGTTAATTTAGTTTAATAGTGATAATCTTGTTTTTTGCGTTCTTGGTATTCGCGCTCAAGTTCTTTATGCCTTTGGTTATTAGCGTTATCGGCTAACCATTTCTTTTGGTCATCATTACGTTTAAACCATCGTTTTGTAGGGATGGGTGAGCCTTTGCCAAGCTCTAACCCATCGCGTTCAATGTCTAATATAGTTACTTGTTCCATTATTCCGCGCCCTCACTATTAAGGTTAAGTAATTCTTGTTTTTTAGCCGCGCAATGCGCTATAACACTTTTATCCTTTTGCAATTCCTTTGGCAATGATTTGTAAACGGCTGCAATAACATCGACATCGGTTACGGCGTTAATCATTATTTTAGCTTGGTCGGCGGTTACTACTTCTATAACTTCTGCTTTTACTTCTTCGGTAACAATAGGCGCTTCCATTTCTTCTGGAACGTAAACAGGACCAGCAAAAACATCGGGCGTGTACCATTTAACGCCGTTGCTCATAGCCCTTGCAAATAGCATATTTTTAGGGAACTTGTCAAGGTTTTTTGTACCAGCTTTTTTTGCATCCGCAATAGTGAATGTACTATTACCAATCTTTTCTTTACCTTGAAAAAAGTCGATTGAGCAAATTAATTCGCTACTTTCAATAACTCGGTAATCGTACTTGTTAGAACCTTTTACCATTGCTGCCATAACTCCAGCCCCGATTGTCGGCTTACCTTGTATAATGTGGATGCCGCTCATTGATGCAAAAGGCGGTATTCCAATTTCGCTACCTGCCTGGATTTTAACTATTGCTTGTGCTGCGCTTTTAATGTCGGGGAACATTCCTGATTCGGCAAATGCCTTACCGATTGACATAATTTCTGTTGGGGTTGCTTTTTGTAGTTGCATAATGTTTGTTTTATTGTTTAGGGTGTAAAAGTATATAGTTTAAAGTTACCAACCAAATAAATTTTTATTTTTTTTATTAAGGTTTAAAGTTGTAATATTGCAACTATGGAAAAAATGACTATAAGACAATATGCCGATAGTGTCGGGATATCTGTACAAGCTGCCCATAAGCGTGTTAAAAATATGGAAAAATACAAAGAAATCAAAGAAGTTGAGAAAATTACAAATAAATTTTTTCTGCTCAAAGTCAATACCAAAAAGGGTTTCACTAAATGTGGATAACTATTTTTAAAATATATTTGGTTTATATGTTTAAACCTATGTATATTTGTGTAACAAAACAAAAACAACATGATACAAGTTACAAAATCAGAAATTACAGAAGTTTTACAAAATATGGAAAAAACCATAGTTTATGTTAAGGAAAATTCTTCTTATCAATTTGTTAGCAATTCACAAAACAATGTAATGTTTAGGTTTGATTTAAACACAAATAAATATAAGTTTTATTATAATAAAGAACAATTTGCAAGATCAATAGTAAGATTTTATAAAAGAGGTTTTTAACCCCCGCAGGGGTGCGACTGCTAAACGCACACTTTAAACAACCAAACATGAAAAAACAAACACTCCAAACAATCGCAATCGTTGCAATGCTTTTATTATTCACCTTAGCCGATAACATTTAAAACAAACCAAACATGAAACAATCAGATTTACACTTTGCCGCCGCACAATGTTGCATTAAAATTGAAATGCTAAACCGTATGATTAAGTCATCGGATAGTTACACATGTATGTTTTTACGCGACATGAAAGAAATTGAGATTAAAAGATATGCCGAAATAATGGATCACATTACTGCACCTTTAAATCTAGTATAACCTATGAAAACAGCAATGCAAGAAGCAGAAGAATTGTTTAATCAATATGCAAATGTTATTTATGATAGAGCATTAACCGTAATGCAATATGAAATATGTAAACAATGTGCATTAATAACAGTAGATGAGATAATTAAAGCTAGTCCTTTAGAACCAAATGATACCCCAGAGTGGTTACAACCAGAAGATTGGTTTCCAGACTCAAATATATCTGCTGAAAAATATTGGCAAGAAGTTAAAATAGAAATAGAAAACCTATAACCAAAACCCATAACCTATGCTACCATACATTCTCCTTGCCATTTACCTTGTATGCCTGTATTGGGCTTACCAAAGTGCCGAACAAGATTTAAATGATGAACTATGAAATCAACAAATGATAAAATAAAGGAAGCGGAAGCGGAATCGTTATGGAATAACTTTGCTGGTATTACCGCAATACTTTGTATATTATTTGCTTTATTTGGGTAGTGTTATTACTACTTTTAACAAAATTTAAAAATATGGATTATTCATTAATTACAAACATTGAGTTTGCCGATATTGACTATTACGATTATCCCGATTATTGCGATGCTTATATCGTTAGGGCTTTGTACAATGGCTTTGAAATGTCTATTGAAATGCTTGACGAATTAAACCAAGATACCAGTTATGTATATGATAGGCTTATGGAATACTTGCATTAAATTTGGAATTTGCAAACTGTTACAAATTGTAACGGATTGAAAATAAAATTTTGCAATATAAAAATAATAAATACATTTACTGGACCATTACCGAGAATCCCGCAAAAACAAGGGAAAATGGGTTAACTCTTATAACTAACTTTTATGTTAAATAGCGCACAACAGAATATTAAGAAAAAAGGCTCTGCTTCTATTACTTATGTTTTGTTGAATCGTTTAGATGAATGTATAGAAAGTTTTTTAACGTATCTATCCTTGCCTTTTGGATGCCAACCGAATCAGATATTTTCTGTAATTGTTGGTCTTGTTGTTGGTTTGATAGTTGGTTCGTTATTAC